TGACTGGTGTCTCTATCCCTGCGGGTATTGGCATTGGTGGCAACATCACTGGCTTTACGCTTGCTTCTGGGGTGGTTATTGCGTACCGCGCCTAATGTCGCAGTTCCGATCCACTGGTGGGTTAGATGACGCGATTGCCGCCGATGGTGATCGTGGATTCTATGGTGTGAACCAGAGATTGCAGCTTAACCAGTTGGAGGCGGGCGAGGTAAGGGAAAGCCTTAATGGTCGCATGGAGGGCTTCTGGAGGCCGCGCAAGAGCGTGGTGTCTGTTAGCCCTGTGCTGACTACTGGAGGCACTCCGTTGAACCTTCCGTTCCACATCCTTCCTAGCCCATTCTACTTGGCTATTACCGCTGTGTCGTATTCCGCGAATGTGGTAACGATTACCGTGAATGGACATGGGTTGGCTATTGGAGAAGCTGGTAACCTTACGGTTAGTGGTATCACCTTTACTGGCACGAACAACAATGGGGTTAAGGCTGTGACTGCGGCTACCGTGGACACATTGACCTTCCCTGTTACTGGCGTGACTGCAGTGGCACTAGGAGCAACTCCAAGGATTACACAGATCGACATTAACGATGCCGCCGCCAGCGATGTGTTGGCATCCTGCATGTTCTCTGACCCTAACGAGTCCAACAAGGAATACATCATCGTTGCGCTGGAGACTCTGGCGAAGAAGATCGACCTTTCTACGACACCCTACACGGCAACGACTATCCCGTATCCCGTGGGAGCCACCGTTGGGAGTAACTGCGATATGTTGCAGTGCTTCGACAAGGTGATGATCATGCGGGATGGGAAACAAGCTCTTGAGTGGTATCCTAACGGCAGGGCTATTCTTTCTGCGTCATCCAACGCGACCGCTAGTCCAAATACCGTGGTGACAATGAGAGTTCGTGAACACGGACTTACGGCTGGGTCATCCGTGGTTATCGCTGGGCTTACTAGTGGTACTCCTCCAAATGGAACATTCACGGTAGCAACGATTGTCGACCAAGACTCATTTACCTTTGTGGCATCTGGGATTTCCACTAGCACCACATTTGTAACCACGGCAGCCACCATGACTGATGGGTTTACCCTGTCCCCCGGAGGTACTTACACCCAGCCACAGACATTTATTGTTACTGGTTCTGATGTAACCGTATCAAGCGGATTGATCACAGTTACCAAAGCAACTTTAGGGAATAACACCATTTTTGCTGGAGATGTAATTGTTATTTACGAATCGACTATTCCAGAGTTTGCTGCGATTGTAGGAAGTCAATTTCAAGTTGTTTCTGCCACAGCAACTACGGTGACATTTTACGCTCCAGTAGGGAACATAACATCTGGGAGTTCTAGCCAGCAACTTGAGTTTGGCGGCAGGTTCACAGAAGGCGGTGGATTCATGCACCAACCGGGCGCGCCTTGGGCTACCTACTTCCAGCGCAGGTTGTTCGTTCCGTTCTACTACTCCCAATCTGGCACTTTTAGCGCACCAGTCTACACCAGCAGGAAGATTTCCGACGAGATCGCGGTTTCCGACCTACTGGACACTACGACCTTTGACCAAATCGAGAATCAGTTCCGTATTACTGGTGGTACTGCCGACTATGTGGTGGCGATGCACGGGTTTTATGACGATGCTTTAGTGGTATTGAACCGTAATAGCATCCACCTTGTGGCACAGACCCAAGGAAGTTTGTCTGACACTGTGGTCAAGGAACTTACTGGTGAGGTTGGGTGCTTGGCTCGCAAGACGGTGGTCATGCAGGCTAACAATATGTTGTTTTTGGCCGACGAGGGCATTTACGGGCTTACCTTCCTTAACGATTACAACCTTCGAGGCACGGAGGAACCACTTTCCAAGAACATTCAGCCGTACATCGACCGCATTAACAAGAACCTTGCTGACAAATCGGTAGCAGTTTACTTCAACAACCGCTATTATATCGCAGTCCCACTGGATTCTGTAGCTGGAGGTAATGATGCCCGTGGAAATAACGCGGTTCTGATCTACAACTTCTTGAACAAGGGCTGGGAGTCGCTTGATACCTATGGGGATTCTAGGTTTTTGATCAAGAACTTCATCACGGCAAGTGCTGGGGTGCGGAATAACCTGTATGCCGTTAGTTCCAATGGTGGCTTGCATCAGATTGACGCTTCCGACTCATCCACAGACCGCTTGAGCGTTACGAATGAAAGCACAGATGTGGTTACTCCCACGATCAACTCGTATGTGACTAGCCGTGGGTACGACTTTAAGACCCTTGAGCGCAAGAGGTTTACTGATTCCCAAGTGCAAATGCAGAACTTGTCTGGGGAAACTGGCGAGTATGACATTGCGTTTGCTACTGAAGACCCAGATTCCGCAGAAAGCATAGGAACCACCACCACATTCCTTGGTGGTCAGATTCTATCACCTAGCACCGCTGGTGAGGCTGAAACCGCAAGTATCCGATGCAGGCTTGGTGGTCAGCGTGGCTATACTGGGACTATCACATTGACAAGGACTATAGGTTCACCTAAGATCCACTCTATTCAAGTGGCGGGTTCCATCACTAACAGGCAAATTCTATCGCAAAAATAATATGGGCGTTGTAAATACAACCTACACATTCTCTGGGACTGATACGATTACCAGTTCCAAGCTGAATAACATCATTGATGATACGACATTTACTGGTGACGCAATCCAAGGAACCACCTTGCAGGTTGTGTCTCCGGGCAAACTTGCTGTATCTGCTGGTGGCATCACCTCTAATGAACTAGCAAGCAATTCTGTAACCACAGAAAAACTAACAAGCGCAATTGCAAACAGTCTAGTCCCTTCTGGTGCTGTTATGGCGTTTGCCATGAATGGTGCGCCAACAGGATGGTTGGCTGCTAATGGGTCTGCTGTATCGCGTACGACCTATTCGGCTCTATGGACGGCACTTGGAACCACCTCTAGTCCCTACGGGCAGGGAGACGGGTCAACCACCTTTAACCTACCTGACCTGCGCGGTTACTTCGTTCGCGGAAGCGGAACGAATAGCGATGGCACGGCATCTGGTACATTTGGAGCGAAACAAGAGGATGCTTTCAAGGCTCACACGCACACTGTTGATAACATCGTATTAGTTGGTGGTTATCAAGGAAGCGGTGGTGGACTCGTTGGAAGAAGTTCTGCAAATTCTGGCAGCACAGGAGGCACTGAAACCCGCCCCAAAAACATCGCGATGCTTTACTGCATTAAGACTTAATGAACCAGCACCTAGCTAAAGCAATAGCAATTTATGAATAAAAATAAAATTTACAACATTAGCAAGGTTGTTTTCCTTGTGATTTTTGGTTTATGTTTAAAGTCATTAAATAGTGACGCAGAACATAATTATTGCTGGGTCGGGCTTGCGTTGGCTGGGGCTGGAATTGCATCATCTTTGTTAGGGGGAAGAAAATCAAAAGCAGGAAAACCCCCTGCTCCAGTTGATATTTTCAAGAGCGGCATTGCCAACCAACAAGCTCGTGGGCTTTTGGATTACTATCGGACGAATGTTCCGGGCTTTATCGGTCTTCAAAATCAATTCGGTCCACAACTTATGGCTCAATCCCTCGGACAGGGTGAGCAATACCTAACTGGTGTTGATGGTCAAATGGGTCTATTCGGTTTGAGCCGAATGGCTGGCGAGGAAACGGGACAAACCCTTACCGACCTTCGTGCTGCTGAACTTGCACAGCAAACTGGTCAGACTGGGTTGACTCGCGGTCTTATGGCTGCGCTATCGCCAGAACAAGCTGCGGTTGTGCAAGCATCTGCCCAAGAGGCAGAAAGAGCTAGGGCATCAGCCCAAGGCGTGACCCCAGAGGAGCAGCGGATGTATCAGCAGACCGCTAGAGAAGCGGCGCAAGCGTCTGGTCGCCTTGGTGGCAATTCTGCCATTGCCGCAGAGATCATGGGTCGTGAGAATGTGATGGCAGCAAAACGCGCAGAAGCAGCACAGGCTGGACAGCGTGCATACAGTCAAGCTGGAGAATTCTACACCAACCCCGGACTACAGGCACTTAGGAGTGCGCCACAATCCTACACTGCTGGGATGGGAGCGTTGGGAATTGGACTCACTTCAGGCCCAGCATCTTCTGGTCAATTTGATTACAACATGCCACTTGGGTTTGCCCAGCAAATGGCTGGAGCGCAGAACCAACAAAACCAAGCGAACTACCAGACCAACCTAGCCAACCAGCAAGCCAAAGCGCAAATGTGGAGTAGCATTGGAAGCTCTATGATGGGGGCTGGAATGAACATGGCAGGAGGTGGGTTTAACTTTGGAGGTGCTGGTGGTGGTGCTGGAATGCAGACAGCACAAAGCCCTTGGGGAAATGTAAGATATAGCTACACTTAAAATTATGGCACTATTCGCAGGACAAGTACAAACAGCACCATATCAATCGCCAGACTACGGGCCTTCCGTAGCTGCTGCTAGGGAACTAGCCATGACTGGAGCGCAGGGGATGGCTGGAATGGTGTCCCAAGTAGGCGACTACTTCAAGCAGCAGGGGGAGAAGAAAAAGCTTGTCAAACAAAGCAGCCTTCAGATTGACGCTGCGCTCCAATTGTTCCCAGACCTTGCCCCATCGCTTCAAAGCGTAAAAGAACGGATGCGCGACGAGAATATCCCGCTTGCCGACCGTGCTG